CATTCTCTGTGGTGTTAACTTACTCATTGAGTTGTTAGATTCATCAATGATGGAAGTTATTCAAGAAAGAAACGAGACAATTCAAAGACAAATCGATGCAATGTAAAATAAATATAACACGTTACGGAGTTAACTTACTATGTCAATTATCAATTCATTCGATCGCGATGATTTAGAAGATGCTTACATTGATGCTATTTTAGAGGATGCAGGAATTGTTTGTTTAAATGAGGATAATCCACCTCAAAGATATCAACAAAAATATGCTTCATTAGAGGCAAAGTTTGATAAGTATAGCGACAAAGAGTTGTATAATGAGATTGAAGCAACTAAACCAGAGTTATTAGAGAAAACTTATATTGAGTGATATGTTAGATCTTCCTGTGAATTGCAGTGCTCCATGTTATCAATTTCGCAAGAAACCCGATCCTATTGATTGGAGAATCGTTGTTGAAGATGATTACTTAGATGTGGAGTCATGTGAGTATCTATTCAATTATTTTACGAATGGATGGATCAACGAAGATGGAGAATCTGAGGCACATGAGTTTGATTGGTTGCCATGGACATTTTGCAATGTTGTATGTGATCATGAAGCAGATATCATGCCTACGTTAAAATCAAATTGGCAACTTTCACATATGTTTTATCGTGATGCGGATGAGAAAGATCCTGATCATGAGTCACACTATTCATATTTGATGCAAGATTTAGTTGATAAGATCTATCCCGATTACCTATACAAAATCAAAGCAAATCTTAATCCTTATCAAGGGGAAGAAATCATTACTCATGGGTTTCATATTGATTTCGCAAAACCAGGATTTACTTCTATCATTTATCTTAATGATTGTAATGGTAAAACTATTCTTAAGACACCAGATAACATGGTCGAGATTGAATCAAAACGTGGTAGAATGATCACGTTTGATAATCGTATCCAACACACAGGTACAACATCAACAGACACAAGAGTTCGTGCTGTTATTAATCTCAACTACTACATTCATGATGAAAGTAAAGTCTACGGTAGAGTTTAATCTACACTCCCCACCAAAAAACTATCATTACACAGTGACACCACACAATGCTAAGTTTGATGCAGTTTGGTTAATTCATCCCCCCGACAAGTTTACTTACACTCAAGAAATAGTATCTACAATATGGGGGTTTATTAACAAGAAAACAAATGCTATTCATTCTCCTATTAATAGCAAGAAACCAGGCACAATCATTGATCCTTCGTTAACAACCAAATGGACAGCAATGCACCCTCCCAAGGTAAACCCACTCCAACAACTTTTCAGGTAGGACAATTAGTTAAGTGGGGTAAGTATCAAGGTAACATTAGACACGTTGATATAGATTACATCACTATCTGTATTAAAACTTACCCTAATGATGAATCCTATCGTAAACGTAACCAAAGAGAAGTATGTCTACTATGTTTCACTCACCAATGGAATGATGTCATCATACAAGACAACAACTAAAGAGCAATTATCTTATATTGCTATTACTCTCAAAGAAACAATAAGTATAGTTTTCCACAACCTTTTCCACAGAAAGGTATCAAATTGTGGAAAACACGGAGATTAATTAAATATGTAAATAAATCTTAGTTTGTGTTGTATTCCTCTTAAATGTTTCCGAGAGATGTAGTCTTAGCACGTTTCCTAACGATACACAACCCCCAACATATAAGGACTTCAAATGTGTAACAACCCCTTGACAATCCTCCGAGAATGCTGTATAATAACACTGTCAGGTTTGATAAAGGTATGAGGTACATCATCTTCAATGAAGAGAAACAAAAGGTCGGAGAGTTTACATCAATCTATGACCTCGAATTATACCTCGATGGTGTAAGAGAGGGAAGGGGAGAAAGTTATCCTATTACAGAGAGAATGTCTCCCTTTGATTATCTCAAATCAATTCGTTGGTTTATGACAATAGACGATCAAATCTTAAGTGCTTAAATGTTACTCAGGGCAGCTGACCCAATCAGTTGACTAAGTGGCACAAGGAGACGGCACAGGGCACTGAAATGGTGTATCTTATAGGAGTGGAGGGGAAGCAACCTCCACACACCTTAAAACCTCTTCTAGGACTCTCATGCGTAAGATCGAATCTCAAATGTGTGCCGCTATTCAGGCAAACCAAGATTTCAAGTCTGGTAACACTCAAGTCATCACGATTGAAGGTGTAAGTTTCATCTATCTCCATGGCAATCAGATTGCATCAGTCGATGAAGATAGCATGACAATCTATGATGGAGGTTGGCAGTCTAATACAACTAAATCACGATTGAATGCACTATGTGATGCCTTCTGCATTGCTGGTGAGGGTGTATTCCAAAAGAATTATAAGTGGTTTGTGCGTAAGTTTGTTGGACAAGTTGGCACTGAAAAAGTATTTAAGAATGAAGAGTTTGAGTCAGGTTATGTGTTTGCTTGATTGACAATTAGGCAGAGGTTTGTTATACTGGGGGCAGTTAAATGGCCCCCCTTAAATATAAAGAAAGCCACTACCCTAACCTACAAAGGTACCCATGAGCGTTTGATATATTAATAGGAAGTTTCTTTACAGCCTATATAAAAAAATTCGCCCAGTAAAAATCATCCCCTTATAAGTTTTTAATATGGACTGGAAAATTCGCCAAGATCGTCAAGACGACCGTGTTTGGTGTATGGAAGTGATGCTGAGGCACGAAGGATTTTTAGATCCTCGGATATATGAGTGTGCTGACTACTGTGCCAGTGCTGGTTTGACAAAAGATGCTAATGATGTCAGAGCAGCATGGGAGGAGTGGAAAGTAGATAATCCGTCAGATAATCCACAAGTAATTAATAGGTTATAGAGTTATGTCCAAGAGATTCACAATCACTATCGAAGAAAATGAGTTTGGGGAATTAATTTTACCAATACCTGATGAAGTCTGTGAGGATCTTGGATGGACAATTGGGGACGACCTAGAATTTGATGTTGATGATGTCACTGGGAGTTTTACTCTTAGGAAAGTTGAAGAATAGTCAGCAGCGCGACCACAGCGAAAACCACATTTCACCGCTTTTACTCTGATGCAATTTGAAGAAACTGAAACTTACAAAGAGATTGATGCTAATTTTGTTGCCATCAAGAATAGTTTAGATGATAATGCAGATGCCCATGAGATATTAAATAACACGATTGTTGCTATCAAGGGTAATATTGATGAGATTGTGAATCATATTTCAACGTTACCTACACCTGATAAGATTTTATATAAACCTGCAGGTGCTGATTATATGAATATCAAAGATAATTTTGATTATATTTACAAACGTTTAAATCGATTAGAAGAAACAGTATTCGGAGATAATAAGTAAATGTCTTGTCACAACGATGGATCACCATGTGGATCTATAGGATTTGGTTTTGGAACATCGGGAATACGAAATTCAAGTCATTGTGATGCTAGGCGTCCAGGATCAGTGAATGCATGTACACCTATTGATGTACAGATATATCCACCATTAACAATTCCGAGTGGTATTGAGAGGATGCCAGCAGATGCTGTGATGTATGATTCTACGATACAATCACCATTTCCTCCTAGTTATGGTGGTGGAGTCGATTATTCATCACCTACAGCATCTGCTGATACTGCAGCTGCAAATTGTGGAAAACTTACTCAAGTTGTATCTTGTGGTTTAATTTCATTTGGAAATGTGCCTACAGGACTGTCTTATCAAGAAATGGATAGTGACACATGGTTTGGTTATTTGTATGATGTTGGTCCTCATGGGGGAGTAGTTGGCACACCATGTTATCGTCTGCAGAAAGAAACTCGCACAGGATCTTCTAGTAGCACTACAGGTGCAGGACCTGATGGCACTGGTGGCACGACAACACCAGGTCCTGGTGATCAATCATCAAAGACTTTATGTATTCCTTGTAGTCAGTTTTATTGCACACCACAAAGCACGTCTATTAGTTACACATATAATGGACCTAATGAAACGGATGATCCAGATTGTCCATACCCAACTATATTTGCTGTCGGATCAACTGCTAATAAGATTGTATTTAGATATGAGTCTTTATCTACAGTGATTCCAGATACTGTGAATGATATTAACTTTGTATATTCACCTGATGGTATTGATGTTGATGTATGGAATAATAACAATTATAGTGGTGGAGACCCAGTAGTTACAACACAAAATCCTTGGAAACCTGGTGATGAATCATTTGAGGACTTTGTTATTGTTGAAGGAGAAGATCTTGAGGATGGAGATGCGCTAGGACTGAAGGTTAAATTCCGAATTGCTCCTATCGTTAGTGGTGCAGGAGAAGTAATTTCCTTTACAGGCACCCAATGGGAGTTTATCGAATTGATTAATGGTGGTCAAAACTATAGTGTTAATGATACTTTTACATTATCATACACTCGTAATCATACTGATGGCACATCTAGTGAGTTAACTATAGATTTAAAAGTAACTTCTATTGGTCCTACGAATTCAGTATCTGCTATTGAAGATTTTTCCACTCTTTCTGAAGGAGATACTGTGAATGGACATACCGTTATTGCAACTAGGCACAGTGATATTGATAATTTTCCGTATCACATTGTGTATATTGATACAAATGGATCAGACTTTGTAAAAGACACGCAATATACATCTAGTAGAAATCATGTTATTACTGTAGTTGCGGGGTATGGTATTGTAGATCGCGCATATTTTGGTGGATATTATGAGTTTTATGAGAAATCCGTGCAGTATACAGTCCATAATTTAGATGAAGAATCTCCAGATGTGTTTAATTCCATCAGACAACCTGATGTTACGGTAAATCTTAGTAATGGCACGGTATCTGGATTCACTATTAACAATGGTGGGGAGGGTTTAAACAAGTTACCAAAGAAACCTAACCTTGTAATTACCGATCCTAACGTCTCAACGGGGAAAAGTGCTAAGATCAAAGGTAATTTCAGTGGTGGTGTCTTAACTTCTATCAAGATTGTCAACCCTGGCAGTGGATATTCAAACGCAAATCCGCCTCAGGTGTGGGTTAAAAACGTTTATAGGGAAGATGAGACGGTTACGTTTGAAGGAATCTCTCAAAAAGACGCAGTTGTAGACGATTTTATTGAAGAAGTCCGTAAAACGGGCAATTTCCCTGAATTTACCAACGTCAATTCTTCAGATGCTGGTGCAATTGCGGGAAATGCAGCTAGACAAGAGCAATATACTCAAAAAACACAAAATATTGTGAAAGCAAATCGTAAAGTCAAGCAAGATTTCGATACAAATCGCAATATTGAGTTACCTCAAAGACTTTATCGTAGGGATGAAGTGGAAAAATTGCGTGGCACTTATAAAAGTGGTGAATTATTCAAGTATGATAGTCCAAATATTAACAGCATTTCGCCAGAATACAGAAAGCAAAATAAATTATCTCAGGATGTTAATGCAAACACATTAAATACCTCAATGGATAACCTTATTCAAGATCAAGTTCCTGATAGTGTCAATTATCCAGAGAATTATGTTGAGACAACTCAAAGAAGATTTGTGAATATGCCGCAAGCAACTCCTCTTACGAAATATACAATTAAACAATACAGAGCAGATCCGCGAGCAGATGCAGAGATAAATATTACTTTAGGATGCACGTTGCTTGAGAATGGGTGTACTCATATGATATCATTGTGTGCATCTCCTGCAGGTTTTCCTACACCCCCAAGCAGCACCACTACATCAGAAACGGATCCTGTAACTGGTGATACGACAGAAACCACTGAGGCTTTCTCTTATCTGCTTTCTCCACTTCTTGGCACAGGATGTCAAAATTGGACTGCAGTTGGCACGATGAAAATTAGACATAATATGACAAGATCTACACTTACATATGCAGAGGCAACTGCAGCATATGGAAATCCATTTGACATTTAGTAAATAGGAGAGTATGATATGGCAGGGTTATCTGCAGCAATATACCAAGGAAACTGCACTGGTCATGGTAGATGTATGCCACAGGCTGTGCATAGCACTGTGCCTTGTGGTACACCTTGTGTAGGTGTCATTCCAAGACCCGTTGCTAGTTTAGACGGTCAATTACTTTGGCCTCCTTTCCCTCTGGTCCCTTTGAGTGTAATGAGCACCGTATTTAATGTAGTTATTAATGCTCAAATTCCAATTGTTGACCAAGATCTATTGACAAACCATCCAGGTGCCTGCACTAACCTAATCAAATTTAGCGGTTGTGACCCCACTCCAGCAGCAATACCATGCCCTGCAGCAACTCTTGCTACAGAGGACGTTGCAGGGGGAGGAGCACACGTTAGAAAGGCATTTGCAACTAGTAAGTCAGTCTTTTTTAATGGTCGTAGAGCATGTAGAACTGCAGATCCCCTAGGACCACCTTGCCTGTCTCTAATTGGAGCAGGATCACCAAACGTTTTTATTGGAGTTTAATTATGGCAAAGAGTAGAGTTGGATTATCAGGTGCTGATACAATCGAGTCGCAACCAAAGCGCACTCGTCAAGGACGTGGTAAGCATACTAAGTATACTTCAACATCACGTAACAACGCAAAAAAGCGTTATCGTGGTCAAGGTAAGTAATTTTAATCCCCTTAGGGGGATTTTTTTTATGAACCACATAAATAAAATGTGGGGAATTGAAACCTAGGAATGGCGTTAAAAAAGATCACAAGTAATGATTTTAAAAAATCTAGGAATTTTAAAGATATTTCTCTTTCATTCCTGAAAAATCCTTTTACCAAGGATATTTCACCAGTGACTAATGCAGAGGCTATTAAGCAGTCTGTAAAAAATATTGTTTTGACTGCTCCAGGGGAAAAGTTATTCCAACCAAGATTTGGATCTAAAGTATACACATTACTTTTCGAACCTCTAGATCCCTTCATTATTGATACCATTCAGTCTGAAATACTAAATACAATCAATAACCATGAAAAGAGAGTAACTGTAACTAGTTTGAAGTGTATTCCAGATTATGATAATAACTCTCTTGATGTATCCTTAGAATATCAAATAATTGGTATACCGATTACAGAAAGCGTACAATTCGTATTGCAGAGACCATAATGCAACCCAATAATTTAACAGCACTAGATTTTGAGGACATTAAATCGTCCATCAAATCATATCTAAAAACTAGAGACGAGTTTACGGATTATGAATTTGAGGGATCTGCATTATCATACCTAGTTGATACACTAGCATATAACACATATTATTCTTCATTCATGGCAAATATGTCAATGAATGAAGTATTTTTGTCTTCATCTACAGTTAGAGACAATATTGTCAATATTGCTAAAATTTTAAATTATACGCCAAGATCAATCAAAGCATCTACAGCGTATTTACATTTAGTTATCCAGACCAGACAAACTTCTGGATCTTATCCAAATAATATTACTTTATTAAAAGGTCCTGTAGCAACTGGTGGAAACTATACTTGGAATCTTTTAGAGCCAAGAACTGCCGTGGTTGATCAAACCACAGGAATTGCAGAAATGCGATGTGTGAAGATTCAAGAAGGAAGTTTGATTAACTATTCTTATCTTGTCAACACGTTTGCTAAGCAGAGATATTACATCCCTACTCCTAGTGCAGACACTTCAACATTGAGTATTACTGTAAGACCCAATGAGACTAGCACAGCATCTGATGTTTATAACCTAGTTGAAAATATTACTACGGTAACTTCTACTGATAGGATTTACTTCCTTTCAGAAAGTGAGGATAGTAGATATGAAATTTTCTTTGGTGATGGTGTTATTGGTAGAAGACTCGGTGATGGTGAAGTCATTGATATGGAATATCTTGTAACCTCAGGAGAGTCTGCAAATCAAATCTCTTCATTCTCCTTTATTGGTAGATTTTTAGACAGCAATGGTGCTACTTACAATAGTAATGATGTTAGTTTTACTGTTGCAGAAACATCTAAGTTTGGAGATACTGCAGAGTCTGTAGAGTCCATTAAATTTAATGCACCAAGAGCATTTGCAACTCAAAATAGAGCAGTTACTGCTCAAGACTATGAAACCATTACCAAAAGGGTTTATGAAAATGCTGCTGCAGTGGTAGCATATGGAGGTGATGAAATTTTTCCTCCTGTGTATGGAAAGGTCTTTATTGCAATTAAAACAAAGACAGGAGCAAAACTTAACGATACAACCAAAAAGCAAATTTCTGAAAATCTAAGACAATATGCAATGGCATCTATTGAGCCAGTTGTCAGAGATGTAGCATCAATTTACGTTTATCCAAAGATTTTTGTTACTTATGATCCTGCCTGCTCAGGAAGAAGTGTTTCTAACATTGGCACAAATGTCCAGGCAGGAATTAATGATTGGGCATTACAAACAAATATTAATAACTTTAATGGGTCATTTAGTACTTCTAAATTACAAAGATCCGTTGCATTGTCCGACAGATGTATTTCTGATGTATCTACACAACTCTCATTATTAAAATACATAGATCCGACTGTAGGGGAAACTAATACATATTGTATTAGTACTGGATCGGATATTTATGATAGTGCTCCAGGTCAAACCGATGATGGCACATGTAAGAAAGAACCTGTAATCAAGTCTGGAAGATTTAGGACTGCCGATAGACCTACTGTAGATCAATACTTTGAAGATGATGGATTTGGTAATCTCCGAAGTTATTACAATAGTGGTAACAGAAAGATTATTACCAATGACAGTATTGGCACTGTAAATTATGCCACGGGGCAAATTTGCTTTGGTCCTGCAAATGTTATTGGATCTGGAGGTAATAATCTTCCTGTAGATAATACTACTGGTGAAGTTGATACTTCAGATGATGCAAAAGCAGATTTGGGTGACATTTCAATTCCAGTTTCGGTCATTCCATCAAATAACTCCACAATCACAACTCCATCACCAGACACAATTATCGAAGTCATTATCCCTGAAATTTCAGTAGTTCCGATCGGCACACCACTGCCTTCAAATATCCCACTAAATAGTCTTACGCCAGAGATTTTTGAAGTGGTACCAACGACTCTCGATCTTCCCGATATTAGCAACGCTGGCAATTTAGCAAACATCTCCTGTTTTTGATAGATGACAATCAATAAGGTTTCCCAAGTATCTAGAGAGCAACTACCTCAGTTTATCGATGATGGATTTCCACTATTTGGAAAATTCATTGAGTATTACTACAAATCGCAGGAGAAGACAGGTTTAGGACAAAATATCCTAAACAATTTTCTAAACTACATGGATATCGACAAATTAAATGTCGATATTCTTGACGGTGCAACAACAATCGTAGAAGACATCACTACATCATCTTCTACGATTGTTGTTGAAAACATAGACTCTTTCTTAGAAAATAACGGAAGTGTTTTAGTTGGTGATGAAGTCATTTTTTATGAAAGAGCAGTTGCTTCACCAAGTATTGCTTTAAGTCCTGGTATTTCTTTTGAGGAAGTACAATTAAAGGAAATCACCCTTGCTCAAATTGCAGATCTTTTTGATGGATCAAGGCAAATCTTTCCTCTTACAACTCAAAATAATCCTGTCTCTGCCCCTTCGCCTCAACATTTACAAGTCACCTTATATGGTGAATTATTAGTACCTTTAGATGATTACAATGTAGACGGTACAAATATTACCTTTGTAAATCCACCTAGAGCAAGAACTGCATCTGACGATATTTCTACGATTCAAATTAAATATTTCAACGGATTTGTTGAAAGTGAAATTGTAAGGCTGGATAATATTTCTGGCGGTTTTAATGATGAGACCGTATCATTTCCTGTTACTAAAGATTCTATTGATTACAAACCAGAAATTGACGAGTATATTCTTGCGACTTATGATGGAAGTCGCTTAATTGCTAAAAATGACTTTACATTTGATGGAAATTTAATTACATTTAATTTTACTCCACTTCCAGGAAGAAAGTTAACTTTATATTCTATTGAAGCTCCTATTCCAAGTTTTGGTAGTGGTGCTATTGGATTTTCTAGGGTTAATAATAACGGTGAATTAGTATCAGTTGCAGTTGGTGAAAACGGGTCAAATTATAGATTTGAATATCCTCCTAAAGTTTCTATCAAAGATAATAACGGACAAGGGTCTGGCGGATCTGCTGTAGCACTAATTAATGGTGTTAAATCAGTTTCTCTTCTTGATGGGGGATTTGGTTACAGTGATACCAATCCACCTACAGTTTTTGTTGAAGCACCAACAACAGTTGATTCAAAATTACCAAAAATTAAAGCATCAGTTACAAATGGATCTATTTCTTCTTTAGAGATTGAAGAATCTGGAAGTGGATATACTTTCACACCAAGACTGTCGTTTGTCCAACCTGGAGGAGCAAAACTTGCTACTCCAACGATTATATCTGGATCTATTAGTGGTGATATTGCTATAACTGATGGTGGATCAGGATATACAACTTCTCCGACTGTTTATGTTGATTTTCCTACTGGCGAAGATTCAATTAGAGCAAGTTTGAGAGCAAACTTAGTGGATGGAAAAGTTTCCTCCATTACAGTTTTGAATCCAGGACAAGGATATGAAACTGCACCAAGAGTTGCAATTGTTGATCCTGTAGGAGCACAAGTTTTAGAAACTAGAGTTGATGCAGATGGAAGAGTAATCTCCATTGAATTGCTGGATGGTGGATCTGGTTATGAGGATGTGCCATCGGTATATATTGTTGATGATAGGCAAGATCCAGTTACAGGTAACTACTCTGGTGGCACAGGTGCAACTGCAGTATGTGCTATTTTCAATGGTCAAATCACCGATATCAATATTACCAATTTTGGCACTGGATACAGCGCCGATGCACCTCCATCTATTGTAATTCAAGCACCACCCAAAGCAGAAGCTTCTGTTGTTGTTGGTTTAAGTGAAATTACGGGTTTTGAGGTAATCAATTCTGGTAGCAATTATAGTAAGTGTAAATTAGAAGGATGTGCCAGAGCCGTAAGTGGCATGGTAAATTACAATCAAGTTGGTAATGCTGAATTTTCCAATGATACTACTGCAGTAGCACACCAATCAGGTGAAGTAGTTAAGTGTTTGGATGCTTTGTTTATTAAGAGACTTCTAGACAAGTATATTGAGCAGTATCTTCCTGATGTCCCAGAATTAGACTACAAAAATATTGATGTAAGATCTGCAATTAAAAATATCAAGACCTTTTATTCTACAAAAGGCACTTCATTTAGTATTGCATACTTATTCAAACTTCTTTATGGTGAAAATGTAAGTATTAGTTATCCAAAAGATCAATTAATCAAACCATCTGCATCTACTTGGGCAACAAATACAATCCTTAGAGCAAAACTTGTATCTGGCAACCCTCAAAACATTAAAGATGCAACATTAATCCAAGAAGCAGATATTGCAGATCCAAATGTGCAAGATGCTTCTGCTCTTGTGGAAAACTTCATTTCTATCAAAACTTCCGAGTTTGATATTTACGAATTGATTCTTTCCCAAGAAACAATTGAAGGAAATTTCACAGTTCCTTACAAATCCAGACTTGCAGAAGAATTGGTAGAAGGAGATCTAATCATCACCGTTGACTCCACTATTGGATGGCCAGAAAGAAACGGCGAACTCATTATTAATGATACTGAAATTGTAAGATATAAGGAAAAATCTTTAAACCAGTTTATTGAATGCACTAGAGACACAAATAGCAGTGGTGAGACTACCTGGGACGCTGCTACAGAGATCAGATCTATCTTTAGAGTATATCTAAACAAAGGGACCTTAACAGAGGTCGTAATGGATATTGTGGGCATTGTTGATGCTCAACAAACTACACTGTCTGACACAGGATCTTACTATCTTCCTGGAGACAAACTTACTGTATCTAAGTTAGGAGGATCTTCAGTAGATCCTCAACTAACAACTTGGTTATATAACGTTAAAAAACTAATTGAAGTTGAAACTATCACTTATGGTGGTATTAATAACAGTTTTGCAACAGTTACCTGCTCTGCACCTCATGGTCTTCTGGTTGGTGATCAAGTAACTGTTTATGGTGCAAATCCAATCATCTATAACGGCACATTTTTAGTTACATCTAGAGATTCCACAACGATATTCCAATATAACTTGCCTCAACCTGCTGTGGTTGAGCCTCAAGGCAATATCTTGATTTCGGTCGATCTAAACAAAGGTAAATCTGAAAATGATGCAATTAGAAAGACAATTGCGCCATATACAACCAATATTCAGAATACCTTCTTCAATGCAGAGCATGTTTATGTAGCATCTACAGGTATTCCAAACTATAATATTGGTCCTTTCCTGGGATCTGCACTTTTACCTGGCAACCAAAGAAAATTAAATCGTTTCCCATTAAATGTCCAAACAATTTCAACTAAGAGTGAAATTACACCTGGATCTATTGGCACATGGGTTAACGGCGTTTCTGTATGGTCTTATAAATCACCACAAACAAAAACCTTTGGTGCTGTAACGGGTGTTAGCATTTTAAATTCAGGATCTAATTATGATGCAGCAAATCCACCAACAATTACGATTGCTGGCGGTGGTGGTAGTGGAGCATCTTCAACTGTAGTTGTTGATGGATCAATTACAGCAATTGAGGTAGATCAAGGTGGATCTGGGTATACATCCTCTCCACTTGTTTCTATTGTTGGTGGTAATGGATCTGGTGCATCTGCTACTGCAATTATCACTAGAGGTGTTGTATCTAGAATTCTTGTCAATAATGGAGGGTCTGGATATACTTCTCAACCCGAAATTACTATTGTTGGTGGTGATGGATCTGGTGCTGCTGCTACAGCACAAGTAAGAGGTCCAGTCGAGTCTGTTAATATTATCGATGGTGGAGCATCTTATACTTCTAATCCTACAGTAACACTAAGTTCTGGATTTGGTGCTGTAGCACAACCAATTGTTAATAATGGTAGAATTCTTTCTATTGCAATTATTTCAGGTGGTCAAGGTTATACAACAGCACCTGAAGTAGAAATTTTTGGTAGTGGTTTCGGTGCTGTAGCGAAAGCCATTATTGATACTGATGGCGATAACGCAGGAAAGGTCACTGGTGTTGAGATTTTAAATAGAGGTATTGGTTATGTAGACGGAACGACAACAATTTCACTAAGTTCTATTGGATCTGGTGGTGAATTTTCTGCAAATGTATTCCAATGGACATACAATTTACAAGAAACAACCACATTCGATTCTGCCAAAGGATCTGTGTTTGAGGGGTTGAATAATCAATATGGTGGTGAATATTCTCACGTTGCTAATCCACAACGTCTTAGATATATTCTTGGCGATAATTTAATCTTAGATAGCAATAGTAATCTCACTGAGCAAAATGCATCTTTGGATCATTCTCCTATTATTGGATGGGCATTTGATGGCAATCCAATTTATGGTCCATATGGATTTGATGATCCTACAGATCAAACTTCTAACATCGTTAGAATGGGCACTTCATATAGATTGAAGATAAGACTAGTATATGATGATATTACTAATCCATATCCTTCAAGAGATGACGGTCCATCATTGATCGACGAGCCAGCTGGCACATTCATTGAAGATTATGAATATGATTTTGGCAGTGGCGACCTTGATCAGTATAATGGTAGATTCTGTAAAACTCCCGAGTTTCCAAACGGTAGATACTGCTATTTTGTTACTATTGATAATAGTGAAGCTGGAAATTCAGTATTCCCCTATGTTTTGGGTCCTTCCTTTAACTCTATTGTAGATATTTGGAATCTAAACGACTATTCAATTCAGCAAAATATTCCAACTGGTGTTGTAAGGTATAGAGATCCTTATGAAAACGTTGATATTGATGTTGAGCGTATTCCTAATTCATCTTCCAATGCTTTAACCACAGAAGCGGGTGATACCCTTCTATTTGAAATTGAAGACGAAAATAAAGATGGTGTAATCAGTCAAGATGAGACTGATGATCCCGACCAAATTTTTGAAGAGTCTCCTTTACAACTTTATGATTACTTCCCTAAAGTTAGATTTGATTCCCGAGTTGACATTGAAGTTGACACTATTACTAGATTTGAAAATGCTTCCGTTACTGGATTTATTGTTGAAAATGCAGGTCAAAGTTATCAAGTAAATGATATCATTGTTTTTGACAATGCTACTAGTGGTGGTAGTGGTGCTTCTGCTAGAATCTCTAAAATTTCTGGAGAATCTATTACTTCTTATTCATATGAAAATGTTGCAAACATAAACTACGGCATTCTCACTACAGTAGTTCCACATAATCTGGTTGTTGGAGATAAAATTACTGTTAATTATACTCCTGTAATGGATACGACAAATAAGAGATTTGTTGTGCGCCAATATAAGGGTATTGAAGAAGTTGTTATCAATCAAACAGGTAGTGGGTATAGTGTAGACATTCCTCCAACCATCATTATTGATGGCGACGGTGTTTCTGCTGAAGTTGAGGCAATCGTAGAGACCAATGGATCTATCAATTCATTTAATATTATAAATTCGGGATCTCAATTCACAGAAAATCCTAGATTTATACTTTCACATCCACAAATCTTCAAAAAAGCAAATTATGCTACAACATTACTTAATAGTAATGAAGATGTAAAAATTAATGATATTTACATTGCCGAAAATAAAAAATATTATGTCTGTGGAAGATCCGTAGATAGTGTAGGCAATTATATTGGATTTGTTGCCAAGATTTCTGAATCTGGACTATTAGAGTGGAGAAAAACAACAGAGGTTACGGCACCATCTGGTGAGTTAACTTATTTGGAATTTACAAATATTTTAGTTGAAGGATCGGACATATATGCCGTAGGTATTAACAAACCAAATGTTTCAGTCTTGGATGCATACAATCCCGATATTGTATTTGTAAAATTCCAAGAAGATTCTACTGGACTAAACGCATCTGTATCTCAACAAAGAGCTTATGCAGGTATTTCTGGATCCACAAGATCGGATACTGTAACAGGCATTAAAAAGTTAACAGATAATAGATATGTTATTTGTGGACATACAAATACTAACTCCAGTAATCCTTTGGATGCATTTGTCATTGTTATTGACAATACTGGCACTTTTGTAACTAAGAGAAAAATTGCTAGTGATTTAAAATCTGAGAAAATTGTTGATTTTATTATCAAAAATGAGCAAATTTATTTCCTCATGGAAACTGCAGCAACAAATGTTGCTACCGATATCAGTTTAACTTTAGGTAAGTGCCGTTTAGATGGAAATGTTATCTTAGTTGATTGGATGAAGGAATTTACCAATCCAACTTACTCTTTCCTGAATTCTACAATTGAGTTAGATGAATTTGAAGACTTCTATCTAACATCGACACTATGTTTAAAAGCAACTCCCACTGTAAAGAATGCTTTCTGGGTCGCTAAAATAAATGATACCCCAAGTGTTATTTGGAGTTATAGTTATGCAGTTGCTGGTGGTAATATTGATACAGTCAACAGAGGAAGTGTTGATATATTTGGTGATATCAATATTGCATACACAAAAACTCATACAAATGATGAAATTTCTTTAGAAGCAGTACAAGTAAACTATAAAGGAGAAATTGTTGGTCATACTTCTAATAGACTAACTCCAAATGGAGATGTTTATAACAATATTGAAGGTATCAAATCATATGCTACCGCTAACGATGTTTCTGGCGATTTGACTGTATATGGTCAATCTCAGTGGAATAGAAATGAATTTACATTCACCTTTGATCAGACAGACAGTGCTACAGATACTTGTGGCAAATATACCCCAACTTTAATTGGTAATGATTCTACTGACGCTTTAACTCTTGTCGGTGATGGTGTAGCAAAACTATTTGGATATGATGTTGCAACTCCAGCAAACTGGGAGAATGCGGCAATTCAATTTGCAGCAGCAAATCTAGATGAAAAATTAGGAGATAGTTGGACACTAGAGTTTACTTTATATAAAGATTCGACTAACTCTCAGACTCATTCTCAAACCCAGCAAACTTTAGTTGCTATTGGTGATGCTACAGATACTACTGGTGGTCTTTGGTTATATTATGATGTTTCAAGTGGTCAGTTAGAATTAGTGATAAGCAATAGCGTCACTGCTCTCAATGCTGCAGGATCTGGTTTGAATTCTGTTTCTAGTAACCTTTATGCAGATGATACTTGGCAATGGGTTGCACTTCAAAAGAATGGTGATGCATTTAGTGCATATATTAATGGCACTCAAGTTTTTACGGGCACAGTTTTAAATACTGCCTTTGAAAACAAAGATCTTTATATTGGCAATATTCCTGGTAAAAATGGCACAACTGGTCAGTTTGCTTCTGCATATCAGGGTCAATATTACATTGGTGATCTTCGTCTTAAGAATAGAGCACTTACACCAACTGTTCCTTCAGATATTACTACAGCACCAACTGATGATCAGTTTGAATTAGCATATAATTGGAGTGATGATGCTTGGTTTACTGCATTCCATGAAAAGTATGATTATATTGATTATAAGGGTATTAGTTTAAGACTTGATAAGACTCAAAGTCCAGATTATCTTGGTAGTCTTACTACTACAACTAATACAGAATTGAAATGGAATAGATCTTTAGTTGCTGCGGCAACTGGAGTTAATTTGCCTGTTGCTTTAGTAAATTATGCAATTGGATCGGAAGGTCTTCAGGCACTTGATTTCAATAGCACAACTTTAGTTGCTCTATACGATAATGAAGCCTTTACTCATAATCAAGATATTTTATTCTTCCGTACAGCAACAATTCCATCTCCAGGATCGCAGAAAGTTATCGCTAGTGCTGTAATTAAAGACAGATATTATTTTAAAGTAACTGACACCTTAAAAATTGATAATATTAAGAGATTAACAATTAATCAACCATTTAACCTCAGTGAAAATGCTAAGTTGGTATTGGATAATGGATCTGGAGGATTTGTAAACAGTGGTTATATTACTGCTGTTGATGTAGAGAATCGCTATGTCTATGTTGCAATCAATAATAATACTTGGGGTAATGATACCAATACTGGTTTCTTAACTACTTCTAGATTTGATGAGCAAGATACTTATGGCATTGTTGGTCCAAATGTCAATGATACCAATACGATTACTAACTATGAGTTTGTTGATGTTGTAAACACAACACCAGGCACATTTGATATTGATATGCAAGATTATGATATGCTTCCTACTGTTGGTGGGACAGATAATCTTGACGAATATGCAAGATTCTTTAGCACTTTCAGTCTGAATGATTATTCAGTCAAGATTATTGAAACTTCTGGCGCTACAACTTTCGTACCTGGATCTGTTGTTGGTATTGAAGAATCTGATGTTTCTTACAATTCAGAGAGAAATACTATTCAAATTACTGGATTGACTGGTGTAACTAAAATTACTCTAGTTGCAGATCTTGAAAAGATTTTACAAGTAACTGCAGTTACAAATAGTGATGAAGTTTATATTGTTACCGAAAGTAGTCATTACTTAAGTCCAGGTGAAAATATTTTCGTAGATGGCAACCCCGAGGCACAATATAATGGATCTTTCACTGTAGATCGAGTTATTAGTGTTAAAGAATATACTTACAAGTTAAATGCAATTGCGACGGAAGAACCAGCATTAACTTCTGGTGATGTTGATGTATTCTCCAAGTCTCCAACTCTTAAGATGTATAATCAACATCAATACATCTTTGACATGAGTCATGTATCTCTTATTGGTGGAAATCTTTCTTTTGCAAAGGATAGTCTTTATAAGTTGGAATATTCTTTTAATATCATTGAAAGAATTGGTACTCCAGGAATTGTTGCTGGTGCTCAAGTGCCATCAATTAAGTTAAAAGTAGACGATTCTATCGTTACAAATATTTCCTATTACTTTGATCCTTCTCGTACGGGAGACAACAGTCCAATTGATAGTGATAGTTACCTTGATATTGGTCCATCTCCTTATATTGGAAACTTTACTATTACAGAAACAACAGGTGGCACTATCACTACTGGTGATAATACTATGAAATTTGTTTTGGTTTCTGAGCCAGAAGATGTTGCTACAATAGAAAAAGCAAAATACGCAACATCTTCTACAAAAGCAGTCGGATCTATTTCTGATATTAGAATTGTTAATGGTGGTGGTTTCTATACTAAAGTGCCGATTATTTCTAATATCGAATCAAGTAGAAAAATTGAAAGAGTTGAAATTGTAGAACCAGGCACAGAATATGCTGTTGGTCTCTATAATAGTGTGCCTATCAGTGGAGATGGTGAAGGTGGTCTTGTCTCTATTACAGTTGAAAATACTACCGATAGCGAAGGAGTATCTATTCCTGGTCAAATTACAAAAGTAACTGTTACTTCTCCTGGTAAAAATTATACTACCGCAACAATTGATGTTGATTCAATTTCAGGTATTCTTGGTGTTGGTCTTACTGGATCTGGTGCAGAATTAAATGTCATTATTCCTCCTGCTGGCACAGGAGCATCTATTTTTGCCACAGGTAGAAATATTGGTAAAATCAAACAACTTAAGAATAATAACTTTGGATATGATTACCCACATGACTACACTCTGAGACCAGAAATTTCTTTCCCACTTAATGCTCAGTTAATTAATACTAGTATTCTGGAAAGTATTCGCGTGTCAGATCCTGGTAGTGGATATTCTCAAGCACCAGCAGTTGTTATCACTGGTGGTGGTGGATCTGGTGCTATTGCAGAATCTACAATTCAAAATGGTAGATTAAGTCAAATTATTGTAAAAGATCCAGGTAGTGGTTATTCTTCCCCACCAACAGTTGAGTTGAAATCTTCTTTCAACTATGTTGTTAACCTAGATTTGGGATTACTTCAGTTTGCATTCCCACATGGTATTATTAATGGTGCTCAAGTAACTTTAGAAGCAGTTGATATTGGTGATGGCGTAGAATTTCCTCTAGCCGCTGGTGCTATTGGTAGATTGAATTCTCAAACAACATATTATGCAATTTCTGGAGCAGAGCAATCTCTAGAAGCAGATCAGTTAAAACTTGCAATTACAGAATCAAATGCAGAACTTGGTGATGCTATTGGATATGTAAATGCTGGAATAGGTAGACAGCAAGTCTTAACTTCCTCGTTTGGTGGTGCTGCAGTAGCAAATGTTGTTACCTCTACTTTCCTTGAAGGTGAGCAAGTATATCAAGGCGATTCAATACAAAATGCTACTGCGACTGGTTTTGTTTCTGAGAATAATGGTTGGCAAATTGGTCCTAGAATTTTAAAAATTGTAAATTATAACAACAACTTTAGCGTTGGTGAAAAAGTTACGGGAGTAATTTCCAAATCTGCTGGTGTAATTAGTGATTTGAATATTGCTAGTGGCGTTCTTGAGATTGGTCCTATTACTAAAACTACAGGACAGTTTATTGATGATGTGGGTAAACCTTCTGAAATCATTCAAAAAATCCAAGACTCTTATTATTATCAAGACTTCTCTTATGCAGTTAAGTCCTCGGTTTCTATTAATGATTGGAAAAACATTCTTATCAAGAATGTCCACCCAGCATCCTTTAAAGTATTTGGTGAGTTGA